CATGCGTTGAGTCATACAAAACATAATCACCAACACATCCAAACTTACGTTCACCATTTTTACTAATGTGATTAATAAACTGATCAACATCACTACCACCAAAATTAAGGCCAGCAACATTTCCACTTCTTTTCCAACATTCCATTGTCATAGCAATCAACATTCGAAACCTTCTCTTAAGTTCCAAATTGATTGGTTTTTCCATAACATCAAAAAGTCTACCCTTGCCCGTAGCGAGCTTGGATAATTTAAGGGGTTCATCTTTCAATGTAGATTTAATCCAATGAACTAAATAGCGTCTTTCACTAATAGCTTCATCAATTTCATCCCATCGATCAATTAACTTATTATCTAATTTCCATCCATCAGGAACTTTCTTAAAAACTTGCGTCTTACTGAGACCTTGTTCTCTAAGAAGAGCACCAATAGATTTACTAATATCAGTTCCACCAACAAACACATTACGTATATCACCAGTTAAAGATTGATACCGCGTTAATGTCGTTGCACCCAAACCTGTAGGTTTGGTGATTCTTTTACGAATCAGTGCCAACGCTCTATCAACGTATTCATCACGAACACCATTATGTTGAATTTCAAATCTTCTAGTATTTTGATTGTTATAGCCACACTCCTTACGAGCATGACCATCAACAGCACCACCATAGCGCTCACTCAAAAACTTTTCAAAGATATGAAACATAACGGTTTCACGAACAGTACTATCAGATAATTGAAATCTTTTAGAACTACTACCAATAACTCTTATATCATGCAAAAGGGGATCCGCAATTCTTTCTTTTAAACACCAGTTTAAATCAGAACGTGGATCAGGGCCCATTTGCAATTGCATAACAGTATCAGCAATAGTGGAATTTACTTTAAGTGGCGTTTTCATACAAACGATACCAATTGATTCATAGTGTTTAATTATGGAATCGATATCTTCTTTATAAAACAAAACCGCACCAGCAAATTCAACATTTGCAATTCCTTGCTTATGAATACCAAGAACGTTTCCATTCAAGTTATAAATAGGCTGTCCGCATTCACCAGCATAAGTCATATACTTATGTAATAAATCGCGGTTAGTACATTGCAAAACAGTAGATCTAACATTTTTCCAAATGATCTCCACCGGAAATTCATATTTCTCCATACTAATTAAACTATCATAAACCCCAAAAGGAGCAGAAGGTATTGTACCAATGTGGTAACAACATAAATCAAAATTATCGTAACGTATACACTTACGTTTACTAAATTTAAGATTCACAGAAGTTCCATATTCAATAACAATATCCTCATTTTCTGTAATATCAGGAGCAACTTTTGAGTTGTTCGGATAAAAGAAATGATAATTTAATAATATAGTGTCAGGAGTAATAAAAAGACAATATTGGGCGCAACCACGGGATGTGATACGAGCAACATTGTTAGCATTAGCCTGACCACCACCTGTTAAAAACGGCATTATTGTTTTCGAAAATAATCGAATAGGATTACGAACATTTTCTACACCTTCAATTTTACCGCTAATAACTAAATGATCTTCAACTTTCTTAAATATCAAATTAAAAGCATTCTTAAAAATACGAAATGTTAACCCAATTACGACCCCAAGTAAACTCGGAGCCCAAACTGGTCCATTAACAATATGTTTAACATAAAGTTCCCATACAGGATAGAAACCCCATCTAACACAACCTCTGAAAAACCACCATTCGCCATCATCACGAGTAGTCTTTCCAGAGACATCATGCATCTTAATCTTAAACATTCGAATAAAATCTCGAGCACTAGTACCTAAAGAAAACTTTAAATCACTTGTTCTACTCTTAA